GCCAATATTGAATAGTTCCAAGTTCTTCTATAGATCCATCTGCCCGAACAATACGAGCAGATATTTCCATTGATTTAACTTGTGATTGTGTTAAGTCCATTAGTATTGCTTAGACAGATAAAGAATAACTGAGAAAGACAATATAGCACCTGTAGACCAACCTTGTGTTGAATAATAGATCTTACCTGTAGCGCCTGCTGGTGCAGTGTTAGCTGTACCACTAGAACCTTTAAGTTGTAAACCACCAAAGTCTCTATAGTCTACTTTAGCACGNCCCGTGAGTTCTTCAATACGGACTGGACTAGTAGCATCCCAAAAGAGATTGAATGATAAACCATCTTCAATGTTATGTATGATTTTACCAATACGATATGAAGTAGCTTTAAGGTAATTAGATCCAGTAGGATCAACAGTAGCTTGAGAGGCAGGATCAACTAGAAGAGTAGAAGACACGTCAGACGTATCTAATACACCTTCTACTTTAAGAACTGTTCTGGCAGCGCCATCTTCCAGTATTTGAATACTTGTTGAATTAGCCATTATATTCCCCTATTATCTTAAGAGTTCTTGAGCAACTAATACAAAGTCAGTTGTTAAAGTATCCGTAGCTGTTGGAGTAATTTGGAACACAGGTGACATTAATACGCTTGATAATGTTGTAGCTGAAGTACCAATTGTAGGAGCTGAAACACGTCCTGCAAGAGCACTATTAGCAAACACTAGTAAATCAGTACCATCAAAGTACCAACCAAGTTCAACCCATGTAGCTGCTGCAGCAGTTGCTACACCAGTTACTAATGTAGTAGCTGTAGAGCCTACTGTTGAAACTAAGTTAATAGATGTTGATGAGGCTGCTTTAGCAAACCATAAACCATCAGTTACACCTGAACCATTACGTAAACCTACATAGAAAGATACTGAACCTGCTACTGCAGATGCTTGTATTCTTGTTGTAAACCATGATCTATTACCTGCTTGGAATTGATGGAATGTACCATTCTTATAAGCAGCTGTTGCTGTTGTTGTACCACCTGGTGTTAATACACCTGCACCACCAACTACTGCATTAGATAATGCAAATGTTGATGAAGAACCAGTAACTGTATAATCAGTACCGATAAGTGTGTTAAAATCGTTAGAGTAGACTGAGCTACCTAATGTTTGATTACTTCCAGTATGAAACGGATCTGGAAATGGAAATGAGTAAAGTGNTTCACCTGAATAAGCTGTTGACACTCCACTTAGAAATCTGGTTGGGTTTGACATTTGTAAATCTCCTTTGACGTTGCTTAGCAACGCTTAATTAAAAGCGTCATTAGAGCGTTAATATAATTTAGTTCTTTTTAGGTTGGACCTTAGGTTCAGGTCTTTTACCTTTTAACTTTTCTTGTTCGAATGACATTTGAGTCTCCTATAAAGAGCTGGGGAGGGACTTTATCCCCTCCCACCACTCAGTGACGTCCTGATTAAGGACCGTTAACACCCCAGATTGCTCTAGGATCTGACCAGCCGAAGCTGTAACGTTCATAACCTTTTGCCTTAGCATTCATAGTATCGAAGTCATTGTCTTGGTCAAATTGCATACCAACACGTTCGTAGTACTTCATACCTGTCTTACCAGGAATTGAGTTACGGATAAACCAAGCATTTGGTGATGTTAAGTAATGGTTAACTTTGAAACCACCTGGTAAATAGTTACCAGATTTAATCACGTTAATATCATTATTAGCATTACCTGTTTGGTATGATGAATGTAAAATGCGTTGTGCATTGAACACTTGTTGACGTGGAATAATCAATGTGCGAGGCATGATATTGATTAATAAGCCACGATCGTTTTGTAGACCCATGATCGCAATGAGAGCATCTTCTAAAGCTGCTTCAGAAAGATCAACATCAACTGTTGGACGGTTAGCCCATGTGCCACCTGATGTATTTGGATGTGCAGTGTTAGCTAATGATACAGCATCGCCACCAGCATATGTATTGCTGAAAGCTCTGTTGTATACGTTAGCTGCTACGTTTTCTTTCGTTTGACGGAAAGACATAGCTAAAGCTGCTGCACGTTTACGTGATACTGATTCATACAAGTTGTCATCTAACTCTTCTTTAGTTACAATGTAACCAAGAGCGTAAGCAACGTGTGTGTATCTTGTTGTGAAGCCTTGTACTTCTGAATCGTACTGAACGCCAGCACCTTCAGATTTAACTGGAGCTAAACCGAAACCAGTTAGTTGTACATCTTCTTCATAGTTTTGAGATGAAGTTTCGCTATCGAAAAGATCTGTATACTCTACAGCATGCTCATCGTAAACTTGACCCCACCATTGTTTAATCCCAGGCCAGAGGGCCTTAGGATGACTTGCTGTGGTGATTATACCCGCCATTTTATTTCTCCTTAGTTATTAAACGCCAGTACGGCCAGTTGCTTGACCGATGTAAGCATGAACGTTCCAACGAACTACTAGTTCACAATAAGCACCTAACGCATTGTCAGGACGTTGATTGATACCAACGATCTGTAATGGTAAGCTGTTTGTTGTAGCTGGGCTAGTTGCCACTGTATTAGAATATGGAGCACCATTTCCTAATGTAGTTTGGTTAGCTGTAATAGTAACGTTAACGTTGTTGTTTAAGTTAGATGCAGCCCAAACAGTTGAATCACCTTGAACAGTGAAATAAGCCATTGGATCTGTAGAAACGNAAACATAGTGTAGACCNGAGNTTACTGGNAGGTAAGTTTTCTCTAAAGATAGAGAGTTACCAACTAATGAAGCTGAAGGGTCTGCTACACGAATACCTACAATAACGCCTACTGGTAATGAAGCGGCTGCTACTGTACCTGACCATTTAGTTACGTAAGGTGTGCCTAAAGCATCACCACCTGCTGCTGCCATAACGATGTCACCGATAGCATAAGAGTTTGAAGCATCGTTCGCAACTGCGAATAATGTAGCTCCTGCTGACCATGGTGAACCGTCAGTGTTTTGTACTGGGCTTAGGCCCTTAGGACGATTGATGTTCGCCATTTAAAACTCCTTTGGTTGTTAATTTAAGTTTTATAATTGATGCCTTCACGAGGNGCNTAGAAGCCCTCTGCTGAAGAACCATCCTTTGTGTTTTTACCTTTACGGATAGCATCATCAATTAAGTTGTTTTTAGATTGTAGTACTGCTTGGTCTTCTTCAAACCACTCTTGCTTAATTTTCATCAAGTAGCAATATAAAGGACCACCATCAGCAGTTCTTCCTACAAGCCATCTTACCTTATCTCCAAGATCAGTGTTACGAGATACTACGTTCTCTTTAACACCACCAACTTCCTCGGGAGTAACAAACTCATAACCGCCATCTTGGGCATCTGCAATCCTACCGTTTTCATCGTTGAAACCATGAAGGTGATAACCCTCAATAGTGTAGTTTACAGATAGTTTTCCTTGCGTACCGTTAAAGACATTTCTTTTACGTTCTTGCGAAGGTCTTTCAGAATTGTTACGAACTTGCTTCTCTAATGCTTTCTCTTTCTTTTCTTCTATTGTTAATGCTTCTGGCATATCTATCTCCTTATTCCCAGTCGTAGTTATCTACATACTCTTGTTTTGTTTTGAATAAACCTTGTTTAACAAACTTATCACAAGCCGCTTTTGCTTCAGGTGGTAAATTATCATAAGACTTTTTACCACTACTTCCACCCGCTCTCACATTCCCCGTTGAATCAACTGCACTTCCCTTAGCTCGTTTAAGAGCTGTTTTAGTAGGAAAGTATTCTGCAATACGTTCATCTAGTTTATCTAGGAATGCACGACCAGAAAGGTAAGGGAATTGTTTTCTTACAGTTGCACCCAATCCGTTTGACACATCTGTCATTTCCATATCTTGACCAAACCAGGAATTACGGCCTAGCCAATCTGCGATATCTGGATCCGTTTGGACTTGAGGAGCTGCAGCTGGTGGAGGAGTTTCCTTCGCCTCTGCTTTTGCTTCTCGTTGTGCATCTTTCAATTCGTCTAAACGATCATCTAATTGTACAACTAGATCACCGTTACCTTCTGCAATGGCTTCTTTTTTCTTGGTCTTAAGTTCTGCTATTTCAAGTTGGTACTCAGCTTGTTTACGTTCAAAAGCTTCCTTCTGGAACTTCTTGAACTCTTCAACTGATGCTTTAATCTCATCAATCTCTTTTGCTTTGTCATCCAACTTCTTCATTAGGAGTTCATTGTTCTTACGAAGAATAGGATTAATTTCCTTACCACGTTTTACAAACGCTTCAGCAGTTACCCATTCTGTTTCTGAACCTCTAAACTCTTCTTTAGGAACCCAACCAAAGAGCCTTGCTTCCTTCTCAACAGTTTCATTTACCTGCTGGTCGGGGGCTTCTTGTGCTTGTACTTCTTGTTCATCGCTCATGTTTATTCCTTCTCGTGTGTTGCCACAACGTCTAAATCGTTAATCACTCGATACTCTTTACCATCTTTAGTCTCTTCACCTTTATAGATAAGTCCAGAGTATTTACCAAAGGTAATGAAGTCTCCAACTTTACACCAAGCATCTTTCTGATCGGAATAAGCTGTTGTACCCATCGCTACCACTGTACCTCGGATCTGAGCTAACTGCTCTCTATCCTTTTGACCACCTACATGAATGATAATACCACCTTCAGATAACTCTTCTACTTCCTCGGGTAATACTAACAATCTATGCCCAACGGGATTAATCCCACTAGTATTTATTGTCATCTCTTGCTCCTTGAACTAAATCTTCATAGTTAACATTGTTAATCTGAAGAATTGCATTACATCTACCTCTAACCTCATCTTGATCTTCGCGGGGGATTCCTCCTCTGCAAAGCTCTTCCTTCATAAACTCTCTATCGTTGTTGAGGGCTTTGAAAAATGCCTTGGTTACTGGATTGAGGATCCATTCCTGGTACTCCTGCTCCGTCAGTACTATTGCCATCTGCTTCTCCCATAGTTTCTTTCATTAACTCAAGAGAACGTAAGATACCATCTTGATGAGCTTTAGCAGCTCCTATCTGTGCTTCTAATAAAGCAATCTGATGACCTTCTTTGACGCCACCTGCTTGCTCAATTGCTAGTAATGCTTCTGCCTCAAGTTTAACTATCTTCGCTCTATTTAACTCAGCCTCAAGACTTAACTTGCCCATCGCAATCTTCATTTTAGATTGTGAGTCAGCTTGTTTAACTTGTGCTTTAATTTGTTCTACTTGAACTTTAGGATTAGGCTGTAGTTGAACAGCATTAGGTCCTTTAGGGTTAGGTAGAACTTCCTCTATGTTAGTTATCTTCATTGCATCAAGATATCTAACTAAAACATTATACATATTAAAGCCTGGTACAGACGTTGCCGTTTGTAACAGAGTTTGTGCTTGCATAATTCTTTGTGTATCAGAAACTACATGTGGATCAGCAGCAGGTCTTAACATGTCTGCACTCATTACATAGTCTGATGCTAATACTACGCCAGTAGCGTATTTGTGTTCTGGTTCTAAGTAGAGTTGATTAAGTCTATATAACTTCTTAAACTCTTCTTTAAGTGCTTTGTGGATACGTTTAAATATACCAGCAAAGACTTTCATACCTTGTTCAGCCATTGTTTGTGCTGTTTGAGCTGGGGTGTTTTGACCCACATTCTCACCAGTCATAATGTCTGTAGCACCTATAATACGTTCACCATAAGTTACTAATGTTTGTAATAGTGTAAATAGAACTTGTGAAGGCTCTCTTACTGGAAGAGGTACGATACCTTTTGCAAGGTCATCACCAGTAGAATCAACGTGCTTCCACTCGAGAGGAGCAAAATTATAGTTCCCACCACGAATTTTAATTCCTCGGGATAAGAAGCCTCCTGCAGTCGTAGCCATAGTACCGGCATCAATAAGCTGATTGATAATAGTATTAATAGATTCATTTAATGGTCCTAATAGAATACCAAAACCTATATCATAAAAACCACCGTCAGGTGATGGAATGAATGCATACTTAGTAAAGTAAGATTCAGGTTTGATATTAATGATTTCATCTTTATCATTACGTTTAATAGACTCTTCAAAGTAGTTAGCTACTACGCGAACAACTTGTCTAGTCTCTTTATGAATAGTAATGATGTACGGTTCTTTAAAACCATCGCCATCTAAATCTTCCCAACGATGTTGTTCAAGGAATTCATAAGGAGTAGCAGGATCAAATGTAGGTTGATCTATTCCTTGAGCTCTGTTTTGGGTAATAGTTAAGTTGTCTTGTGGTATCACTTGAGCAGTAGACAGGTCTACGTCAAGCCATATACCTCTGCGTTGTCTAGCTAACACATCATTCTTTGACAAATACAATACATGTGTTTGTCTTGTACAGTCTTTAAGGTTCTTAGTCCAGTATGAAACAACAAAGTCTTTAGCTAAGATGTTTTCTGATACAGGATGATCTGAGTTAAAGTCCCAGTATGTTTTCTTAAAAGCACAACCAACAATAGGCACTGTAATAAGTACCTTGTCCATTTCAGTTTCCCAGTTCTCATCTTCTTCTAGAACTTGGTATGACATGTGATCTTCTACACGATGTCTTTGTAATACTAAATTAGGATCTTGTTCTTGTGATGTATCAATACCCATCTTAACAATCTTGTTAGATGGAATTAATGCTGGGTAAGCTCTACTATGAAACTGTAAAGCTGCCATAGTGACTAATGGAAACTTAACATTAGAGGCTCCAGACCAAGGAAATGATTTAGCTTCTGCTACTTGAAGCGCTAACTTCATTGCATCTTCTACACGTTTTTCCCATTGGCTACGTGAGTTTTTATCAATGTCAAATTCATAAGCTACGTTATAGCCTAATGTATTTAACGTTGACTCATCTAACATCTCAGCAATGTTAGGTGATGATAATAATTTATCAGTACTAAGAGATATGTCTAGTTCCATTTAATATCCTGTTATTTGTGAACGTCCATCATGTTGAGATTGTTTACGTGTTAATTGATACTCTTCTTCATACTCTTCTTCAGGAGTATCAGCTGATTGTACTTGATCTAGTACTAAGCCTAACCAACTTAATGCATCGACTTGGTCATCATGTCTAGCCTTAGGGAAACGAACCATTTCCTCTTCTAAGTCTGGATACCAAGGTGCTGACTTATCAAACTTAACACCACCTGCTTTAAACCTTGCTTGAAAGCTTCTTGCTCTTGATTGTTTATCTTTAGTAGGAGTCATTGGATATAGACTCATATATGAATCACGAGCTAACTGTTCTCGTTTAAGAATAGCACCAATAGCTTTCTCAATAGCACCCTTCTCTGTTACAAAGTAATAAGGGCTATATCTTTTCTGTACTGCAAACATCTCATCGACAATCTCAAGGGCATCCCATCTGCCTCTTCTAAGATCTACGATATTCATTATACCATCCGAATCAATTCCACAAATAACAATGACAGTATAATCACTCCTGTCTCTTGTAGATATAGCAAAGTCNACTGCAGCGTAATAAGTAAGTTTCTTTTCTTTAGTAGCAATAGCATCTAATGTAAACTTTGNAATCTCAATAAAGTCAGTACGTTTAAAATATGATGTTGCCTCATCCACTGGATAGTTTAACATCTCTTGTGCATACACATCAGGCATACCCTGTTTAGTGTAGTCTTCTTTAAGCTTAATAAAATCCTTAGCAGTATATCTATCACCCCAAAGGATTTGTTTATAGTCCTCTGAGTGTGCTCTATATCGTATAGATCTCCACTCAACTACTTTACGTGTTGAATAGGTTCTTAATGGTTCATGCTTAATATAATCTCCATCATACTCAGGTGGCATGATACGATTAAGCAATGAGTCTAGATGTAGAATAGTACCTACTACTCTAACGACACCATGCTTTGCCATAGAACGCAATAGCGCAGCATAGAACCATCGTCTTAGTTTCTCACGTCTATCTTTAGAAGCAACTTGTTCGTCACCCTCTAAGTCATCACAGATGATTAGATCTGGCCGACGTTGATCCCACTTAAGACCCCGAACTCTTTGTTCAGCACCTCGACAAAGAACTCTGAACTGTTCTCCATCTTGAAATTCTACAATGATATCTGTTTGTGAATCTTTAACCAAAGACTTAANTTGGAAAAGATTGATAAGATCATCATTGTTAATAAGCTCATCTTTAATATCACTGAGAAAGTTAATAGCTTGATTCTCAGTATCAGATACAATTAAAGCAAACTTTCTATCTCTAAATAAAAGAGCAGCGAGCAAGTATGCGTGAGTGATTGCTGTCGATTTCCCGTGGCCTCGGGGTGCGGCAATTGCTACTTGTGGATTGTCGCTGCAACAGAGATCCCACCACTCTAAGTGGCATTGCGGAGTGGGGGTTGAACCGTCGTAACGCTTTGCTAAACATGCTCCAGCAAATCCGTGGATCATGTCTGGAGTTAACTTCATTTACTCTTCTTTTGTTTCTCGCCAGGCTTATGACCATTATCTGATCTGTTAGCTGTTCTACTACGGACTTTTGTATTGCTTAAAGATTTAGATCCACCACTGCGTAGCGGTGTCTTATGATCTACATCTTTACCAGGTTGTCCCTTAGCACGTGCTGCTTTGTTACGAGCAGCTCTATCTTTCTTATCAGCTGGTGAAGCATGGTGTGCTGCATACTCAGCCTTGTAATCTCTTTTATAATTTGGTGAACTAGGCATTAGCATTTCCACCTTTTAAGAGATGCAGCTTTACGAGTAGGTTTACCATCTTTATCTTTCATAGGACCAGGCATACCTGACATACGAGCACAGAAAGACTTCTTACGAGGTCCACCTTCTGGTTGTGGTGCTTTTAAATTACTACCAGTTGCTTTGTTATACTTAGCACGACCTTTAGCAGTAAGTCCAGCACCAGATGACGTAGGCTTCTTTTCACCACGTCCTACAGATAAACTAGGGTTCTTTTTACTAGTAGCCATACTAACCTCTTAGCACTTAGCTTTTGATTTAGGTTTATCTTTAGCCATCTTAGCTTTATAACCTTTGTCTTTCATAATACCGCCATCAGGTTCACCAGGCATACGACCACCCTTTGGACCTTTGCCCATAGGTTGTTTTCTATCCTTAACTGCTTTGTCTACCATCTTACCAGTTAGTTTCTTAGGGGCTGTTGCTGTTGATGTTGCCATCTTCTTTCTCCTGTGTTGTTATTTGTTCTACTTCCTTAGCACTTGCAAACTTCTCAAACTGTTCTGCAAGAAACTTAAGTCTGTCATCGACACCTACTTTGTTAGTAATGCTAGTAGGTTCACCTCGTATAAGCTGTCTACGATTAACAAGGTTATTAAATAGGGTTGAAAGGATCTTAGTGTCTATAGGCTTTCGAACAAGCTTAGACTTTCTAATATCCCAAAGGTAATCTCCGTTTGTAAGTCTCTCTTCAATCTCTGTAAGACTTCTATCTAGAACTGTGCTGATTCTTGAACCTAGCTTTTCGTTCTGTTCTACAAACACCTTCTTTTGAATTTCATTCCACCAGGGCTCTTCTTTCCACTGACGAATGTATTTGACTGGTACTTTAGTAAGTTTAGATACTTCATCCACATCACCATAGACACAGTACATGGTACAGGCATCTATCTTTGTTTGCTGGGGGAACCAGCTAGGGTTATGGTGATCTGCTTTAAGAGGTCTACCTCGTCTAGGCGTTGTAGCAATCTCTTGACCATCTAAGAAATAGCCACTTGACACTTCTTCAATTTGCTGATCTAAATCTTCACTCATGTAATAATTATAACATAAGCTTTAAGAAATGTCAAGCAGTATTTAGGGGTAACTACTTGTTCATTACGTACATAGTTACTTCAAAACCAAATCTCATCTCTGTAGCAGCTGGTGTGGTCCACATAGTATTCTCCTTAAGTGTTTAAAATATATAAGCCTTTTTATAGCTTACCGTAATATTATACACTGTACTCAAGACAAAGTCTTGCGTCTTTTCATGAAAGACTGGTAATTTATATTTCTCTTGACAAGATTCCAATAGTATGTTAAAATCTATTAATTAATAATTAT